GCAGTCACCAGAATTACCCTGCAAATGCTTCGGCACAGTGATTACTGCTTTGCACATGAAGTCAGCGAAAGCGACCATGTTCTGCATTGCCATTGGATCCAAGATCAATGCAGATGATTGTGAGCTAACAGGTAAAGCAGGGGCTTGAGTGTTAAGTTCTAATGGTGCATTCATATTCTTATTCCTTAAAATTTGATTGAAACGTGTGGTACAAGGCCTTTATTGATTGCTCGAAGAATCTCTTTACCTAACTCTTCAGGCACACCTAGATCAGTTAGACCTTTTAAAGCTTCACTACAGATTTGTTTCTTGTGAGCCACATTAGCTTCGCGTGCCTCTTGAGCCTTACGCACCGCCTCAGCTTGAGCAAACTGTTCCGCTTCAATACGCTTACGTTCTGCTTCAATCGCTTGCTGTTTGGCAATTTCAGCTTGCTTAGCATCATCAATAGCTTTTTGTCTTAAAGCCTGTTCCCGAAGTTCGGCAGCTTCTTTTTCAGCTAAAAGACGTGCTTCACGTTGTTCTGCTTCGGCTCTTTCATGTGCAACACGCTCCGCTATTAATCGTGCTTTTTCTTTTGCTAGATTTTCAGCAACCTTAGCTGCCTCTAAAGCAATTTGTGCATCACGCTCTTGCTGTTGGCGTAATTGTTCAGCTTGGCGTAGGCGCTCTAATTCAGCTTGTTCGGCTTCATATTTTTCGCGGTTAGCAAGGGCGGTACGCAAAGCTTCAAGTGTTTCAAGTTTGGTAAGTTTTGCTTCTTGCTCATATTCTTCAAAAGAAGAATCAATTTCCAAATCCTCAAGATCGGAAATAAATTGCTTAATCTCATGCGATGGGCGATCTGAAGTGCATAGAGTTGCACCGTGCTTGATTCCAAAAATCGCACCGCGATGCCTAGCTGTTCGATTATTTTCTGCCTGTTCCCACGCATCACGCGGTGCAAGGATTTCATCACGCAAAGAATCCATTTTTTTACAGAACTGGATGCGGTCATCATCAATCAACTTGATTCGCGCTTTTTCTTCAGCAACCAAGTCTTTTGCATACTTTTCAGTAAGGGTTTTAGACTTACTTACTTTCATCGCAACAGAGCCGATTTCTTCACGACCTTTTTTAGTGGTGACATCTGGAACGAAAGAGCGGGCTTGTTCAGCAATACGCTCGAATAAAGCATCCGTTCCACCTTGAGTTGCAAACGCCTGTACAATCACGTTTTGTTCTAATACTTGTAATTCCATTACGCCACCTTCTCTAATTTCTTCTCAAACAACTCAATACAAATCCATTCAAGCTGCTGGTTTAATTTTTCAACTTGCTGAGCTGTCAGCTGTAATTTTTGACCTTCAACCAGTTCAGCATCGGTGCGGATCACGGTCACTGGTGTGCGGTCATCCACTTCTAATTTGGTGTAATCCACTTCAACGTCATTCTGCGGATCATTGGTCTTATTCACACAAGTTGAATCAGTCAATTCATCACCTTGAGCCTCACAATCAATCCCAACAGCACCGTATTGCAAAGTGAAGCGAACCATGTCGGCTTCAACTTCAATGCTTTCTGCAACTAGTTCAAAGATGGGGAAGCAGGGAGCGAAAAATTCAGGTTTGGCGTGCATGTTCATTGGGCAGCCTCCACAGCAGAGAAATCTGGCGACATTTCCATTTTTACTTCTGCTTTATAGAAAGGCTGCTCAGCTTCCATTGATTCAAATAAATGTACTTCCAAAGGCCAATTGGATTCCCATCCATCATGGTTATCCCAATAATCTTGAGCACAATCACCAGCAAAGCTATTTGCTAAGTCATATTCAAAAATTTCATCAGACGTCCAAGCATGATTGGTTTCCAAGTGGTAGCGACTTTCTTCACAGTGTTCTGGAACAACGTAAAAAATACTCATTCCACACCCCCAACAATCGCAGCATTAATTTTTTCAATTTCAGAGCGGTCGACGTACGCATTAATCGTTTCGTCATGACGTACCACATTCAGAATGTCCAAGAATTCCACCGAAGCATCATCAAGCTTGTACTCAACAAAGATTTCGTACTCATCGGCTTGAACTTTTGCAGTGCAGTATTCTTCGCAGAACTTATCAACCATCACGTATGAATCACTGTTGATAACGACTTGCGGCTGTTCTTTCGGCTGTTCAGATGAGAAGGCGAATGCGGTGGCAATAACGGCTGTTAAACCGATTGCGCCAAGTGCCTTGATTGCGTGTTGTTTTACGTTCATAATAATCTCACTCACAAGTAAGGTGTGGGTCATGCCTCAAGTTGCTAGAACAACGTTGGGGCTTTTCTTTGTTTGTGAGATAAATATGAACTATTGGTTCAATTAAGTCAAGAACCAATAGTTCTTTTTATTTTTTAATTTGAATTATTAGTTCAATTTAATGTTTTAATAGACAAAAGAAAACCCACACTGGGTGGGTTATTTGGAGTTTGTTATGAGTGAAAAAGAAGAAATTGAAGTTGCTGTAATTCCTAAAGGCTCTTATGTAAGCATTATGGGTTGTCGCTTCACCTTAATGGAAGATACCAAAGTTGAAGCGAACCAAGCGAACCTGGATTATATCCTCAAAGATCAAAAGGAGTGGTACGATAAGCCAAAAGCTAATGGTTGTGCTAGCCACCCAAAATCCATCCTCTCTGGAAAGACATGTGGTTCTATAGGTGGATCAAAAAATTAGCTTTCGTCAATCCATTTAGCTACTTCGGGAGGAATATTAAAACCCTCCCATTTAGAGAATAACGACAACTCCATTACAAAAATAGAGTCATCTAAATCAACATAGGCGAGAAGGGTATCTCTGATTATTTTTATCGAGAGGCTGGATTTTATTATAAATACAGTCGCCAAAGGCTTAGTGAAGTCACCATTGCTGACCCGAGCTATACCTTCTTCAATACGCTTATAATTGCGTTCTTTGTGTAAATCATAACTAACGATGTAAAACGCCATTCTCTTCTCCACCCGATCCAAGAGCCGCTCGGGTTGCGGCTTTTTATTTATATATTTGAATACTTTTCTAAAAATTCATCTATCCATCCTTGTGCTGCTTCAAGGTTAGTTATGTCAGCTAGTTTTAGATTAGCCTCTTCTGCTTCGTTAAAACCCTCAATAACAGCCTCAAAGATATTTGCTTCACTGATGACTTCGCGTGCCATTTCCGCAGCGTCATAGCTTTGCTTGGCTTTTTTAAGTGATGCTATTTGTTTATCAATTCCTGCGCCAATTTTATCTAATGCCAATTTAAATTCTTGACGATTAATTGTTAGAGCAGTTTTGGATTTATTAAGTGTTGCGATCATTATGTTTTCCTTCTTCGGGATTTTTATCGTATTTATGGTTTAACCAGAGCTAACTCCAAACGACCGACAAAATTAATTTCATTGAGTTGGTCATTGGTAATAAATTCATCAGGATATCGGACTTTATCAGGGTTATCACTTGCTAGTTTCACAGTCTTACCACCTACAGAGCTAACGAAAATTCGCTTCATTCTTAATTCATGATTATGAGTAAAAACATATACATTGCCATTTTTTATAGCATTAGGATCTCTATCTGACACATCAATAAATAATGGGCTATCTGGCGCAACTGTAGGCCACATGCTGTACTCATCTGAATAAATAATTCTTAAATTTTCAGACTTCGTTTGAATTCCCATAACTTTAAGAATGTAGGGGTCTATATCTAAGTACTCACTTACATCCTCAAGGAAGTTTTCAATACCATCTCCGCATGACGCACGAATATCTTTATAGATGGGAATCCTGACATTAGATTCCTTTTTCTCTCCATCTCTAAATTTGATAGGTGAAATCCGAATAGAACTATTTTCTTTTGTTGTTGATTCAGACCCACTCAGTAGCCACTCTGTAGAAACCCCTAAAAAAGATGCTAGCAAGGGTAATTTTGAGGTTTCTGGCATAGCTTCGCCTTTCAACCATTTTCCAGCACCCTTATCTGATATATCAAATTCTTTACTAAGTATGCGAGCGCGCCCACGTACAGGGTAGCCATTTAATTCCATGGCTTCGTTAATGCGACTTGCAAATTCTTCTTTGATCTTATCTGTTGAGGCATTCATTTAAAAAACCTAGTGAACCAATGGTTCAATAATAATAAGTATTGAAAGAACTATCAGTTCTTGTTAAAGTTGAACCATAAGTTCAGTATGGTTTGAATTATGGACACTATCAAAAGCGCAATTTCATGTGCTGGCGGTGTAAAAACCGTTGCAAATTCAGTAAATATCACAGAGCGAGCCGTCTACAAGTGGATTGCAAGAAACTCCCTTCCTTACACCGAATATAAAGGTGAGACAAATTACGCTGAAAAAATATCAGATATGACAAACGGGCAATTATCAAAAGATCAAATTTTAAGAATTGGTCTAAATAAACCAAAAATATCGGCTGCTTAAAGGAAAAATTATGAGTCTTGAAAAGAAATCTACACATGTTCGTTTGTCTCCTGAAATCCATGAACGAGCTAAAACGCTTGCTTCATTAAAAGGGAAAGATGTTGCCTCTTACTTAGCATTTCTTATTGAAAAAGAAATTGTTGGTGAGTGGCATGTTCTTAATTTACAAGCAAAATCTTTTGAGCGCTTGGGATTGACAGGGTTGATAAGGGATTTAAGTACAGAGGTGTGGGATTCCGAGGGATTGGAAGGGATTCACATTGATTCAGACAAAGAAAAAGCCTGAGGTTAGAACTCAGGCTTTTAGTTATTCACAAATTTAGGAACCCATGAATGAAATCAAATTTAGCACATGAACCACCAATACCTCAAGGGCAAGTAGTTCATTTTCCAAAAAATGAGCGCAAATCTATGTTGAAAAAAGATGATGGGTTTACACCATTACCCAACTTCATTTGTGACGAAGGTTATTTAGCTGTGCTAAGTGGTGATGCAATCAAATGCATCGTTCTCTTAAATCGGCACATAAAGGGGTTCCACCTTGAGCAAAAAGCTTTAGGTGAAGTTTTAGTGATGAAAATCACAGGGATTAAGGACAAAAGAACTGTACGTAAATGTATGGCTGATTTAGCTAAATTTCAGCTAATCAGTATCACTAAAACAATGGGTAAAAACAGTTCTTATACCTTGACTTTAGATGATCGAATTTCTATTGAAGCAGTAACATCAAATGTAACTACATCTCATGTAGGTACATCAAATGTAGTTACATCTCATGTCACCACACCAGTGACATCAAATGCTACTACACCAGTAACATCAAATGTCACCACCACTAGTGACATCAAATGTCACTCTGTAAAAGAAATAGATTTAAAAGAAAATATTAAAGAAAACTTTAAAGAGGAAATCACACAAGAAAATTCAGTCGATGCAGTTTTAAATCTCTGGACACCTGATCTCCATTCTTTGAATTCTTGGTTGCAAAGATCAGGCGAAATGCCAATGACTCAAGAACTGGTAAACCAAGTCTTACTTGAGATCAATGCTCACTACGAACCACGTTTGAAATCAGGTCAACTTACTGACAGCCAAATGTATGCAAACTTTGTGAAGTGGATGAAACGCAAGTTCACTCCAAAACAAAAATCCACTTCTGAAAAACAAGACAACCGCAACGTCAACGACGCATGGAACAACATTCCTGAATTCCAAGGAGAGATTGCATCTGTTGAGATACCGGAGGATTTTGTATGAACGCCATGATCTCAATGAAATTTCAACAGGTACAAGCCTACTGCGCTGAACACCGAATTCAAAAAGTTCAATCTGGACCTCATCAAGTTTGCCCTGAGTGTGCAAAAAATCTGGTGAACAAGAGCAACCAGAAGCATCAGGAATTTGTAAACAAAATGGTGCGTGAAAAGCATTTTGCAGGTGCCATGCTTCCAGAACGTCATGCTGAATCAGGTTTTAAAAATTACATTGTTCAACATGCAGGACAGAAAAACTCACTTAACCAATCAATCTCATACGCTAAAAACATCCTGATTGGCGCTAAAAACAACTTTGTCATGGTGGGTAAGACTGGCGTAGGGAAAACCCATTTAAGTTGCGCTACGGCTCGCACGTTGCTCAACAAGGGTATGTATGTTCGCTATATCACAAGCGAAGAGATGGCCCAAAAAATCATGCGCGCTTGGGACAAGGACACCAAAGACGCCAGTGAAAGATCAGTGATCTATGAATTCACCCAATACGATTTATTGATTCTGGATGAGTACGGATTGCATGACCGGGATAAGCGTTTGGAATTGGTTCACAAAGTTTTATACGCACGTTATGACGCTATGAAACCAACCATGCTGATTTCAAATTTCACATTGGCTGAACTTCAAAAAGATTTAGGCGACCGTCTTTGGTCCCGTTTTCAGCATGACGGCTTACAGGTCGTTGAATGCAACTGGATGGATCAGCGTTTAGGACAAGTAGGGGGTGGGGTGTGAAGGAAGTATTTCAAATTATCGCTGTATGTATTGCTGTTCTTTACACATACGACTTTGTGAAAGGCTTGATCAATAAAAACAAGAATCTTGATGCTGCAATTGAATGGGTAAATCGTGGTTACTGCTTTGGATTAGGGCTTTTGGTTGTCTTTGTAATGTTTGTTCTTTTGATCAAGTTATTTAGTAAGTAGGGGGCAGCATGAAAGACGCAAATGATAACAAAACCGTGGATTGGGTGGATTCGAAACAGCGTTCTAAGTCTGCATTTGAAAAGCGCATGGATATTTTGATTTATGCAGTTCATGCCAGTGCTGATTTCACAGTTAAGGATATTAACGAGACAGTGGTTGATTGCCGGGTAATAACTATTCGCCAGTGTTTGAAAGATTTAATTGAGTGCGGGTATTTGATCAAGACAACGATTTACACATTCAAGGCTACGGAAATGGCTAAACAACTATTTGGAGTGAAGGGATGAACTTAATCGAAAAATTGGGGCTGGAAAAGTGTAAGGCGATTATAGGTGGGGCGCCTGAGTGGGCACGTGGTTTTTGTTCCGAGCTAAGCGTTTATACAGCATCCAACAAGGGAGATAAGCTTCATATAACTTGCCTTGCAACCATCCGCACCGCAATTGCCGACCATGAACGCACGGACCATTGCAGCGATATTGCTAATCATATATCGCCACTAACCAAGGTGAGTGAGAGATGAGTAAAGTTAAACCAAAACAAGTTCTTGTATGGAGAAATGGAAGACAAGAAGTTAAAACCCTTCCTCTTAGTTACGGTGGTCGAGTAGGTCGAACAACTACAAACAATCAAGAAGCTTTTGAACTTTATAGAAGGATTGCAAGCGAAATCCTGCGAGGTGAGCATGAGTAATCTTGATGCTGTTTTTGTGGGTCTTATTTGTATGGCGATGGGGTTTTTCTTAGGTTGGTTGGTAGGGAAGTGAGCATGAAAGCAATTGAAATGGGCGATCCAAAAGAAGTTGAAATGCTGCTCAAGGATGGAAGCTTTTTAGACATGAATCTTATCGAGCTTCAAAGAGAACATGCGGAACTTATTGCTTTCAATACTAAGCTGGAACGAAAACAAAAGGAAGCTGAGAAGATTGCCGCGAAATACAAAACCAAAGTTTTGATGATTGCTGATCTTTTAAGTATTCCGCCAAATACCGAAATGACATTGAGGGCTATTCAGACAGTAATTAACCAAGTGGGTGAGGGATGACATCAATCTCACTCGCTGAATATCACAAACAGTATGGCGGTGGTCGTAAGACTGCCGTTAAACGCAACAAATTTAACGCTGTGAAGATTGAAAAGGATGGAATGAAGTTTGATAGCCAAAAGGAATACAAACGCTATATCGAGCTTACAGCGCAAATGCAGAGAGGGGAAATTCAGGATTTAAAGTGTCAGGTCAAATTTGAGTTGGCACCCAAAGTAAAAATTGCAGGCGAGAAGAGGGCTAAACCTGCTTTGAGATATTACGCAGATTTCACATACCTGAAGGATGGGGTGCAGATTGTTGAGGATGTGAAGTCAGTAGCAACAAGAAAGTTAGCAAGTTATAGATCTAAAAAACACTTGATGAAATCAGTACACGACATAGACATTAGCGAAGTTTAAGGGGTTTGGGATGAATGCAGTAACAGAGAAAATGACAAACCTTGAATGGCTTACTCAGATTGGTCTTAAAGCGATTGAATATACCGAGGACCCGAAAGGTACTGGCGAGAAAGGTCCATCATGGGAAGATCGATGTGGCGCTATTGCTTCAATTGAATGCCCTGCATGTAAGGCATATTGTGAATTGTTGGTATGGGGTGATTATCGGGATAATACACAGGCGTTTGCTGAGGTTTGTAAGTACATTACAAGAATCCTGTATTCCACAGCAGAGGAAAGAGTGAGTCGTCAAAAGTTTGACTTGCAGTTGTTTTGCTTCAAGGTTGCAAAGATGGGTGTATTTTATAGCTTGCGTCCAAAGCTGAAAGAAGAAAGAACACTTCAAGGGCAGTTAAACTTCTTTGGTATTACAGAGGTGAATGCTGATGGGTTTGCAAAACGCCACAAATATTTGTCATTCATGGTTGATGGTATTCTTGAGGGATTCAATGAGGAAATTGATTTCTATGTTGATGAATACAGAAAGAAATTAAGAGGTTGACAGCTAAACGTCGCTAAGATATAGTTTCTGTACAGTGGTCAAACTGCATTTGTAAAAGACCACGGAAAAATAAGCTCATCGAAAGGTGGGCTTTTTAATGCCCTGAGAAATGCCTGTGTAAGCAATATCAGGGCACCTATGGCGGCTTTCTTTATTCGTAGTGGTTTAAATTGAATGCCGCCACCCTATTCAGGAGAATCAAATGCTCCAATTCCTCCGTAAATTATTCTGCTTTCACGCTTATGAGTTTGATTACGATGATAAGCATGGATACACACATGAATGCCGTAAATGCGGTAAAGATGATTAAATAGTTCTCCAGCTTGCCGGACGTATTACGGCACATAAAACCCCTTCGCATTCTAGATGTTGAGGGGTTTTTCTTTTCTTATTGGTGGTGTGTATGGACATAGTAGAAGCAAAACGGAATATTGAAAAATACGAAGCTGAAATCACCAAATGGCAAGCCCTATCACGCGGATTAATGTCACGTGATGAAATGATGCTTGTTGATAAGAAGATTGCCCAATTCAAGGAGCGATCAAAGAATTTAAGAAATATGCTACATGCGTGATGCTAAAAGATTAGCTGCGGTACGATCATTGCCTTGCGTGAAGTGTGGTAATCCTGAATCACAGGCGGCTCATAGCAATTGGTCGGAACATGGGAAAGGTCGAGGTATTAAGGCAGATGACGCTTACACCATTCCATTGTGTGTGAAATGCCACCAGTGGCTAGACCAATATCAATACATGAATCGTGATGAGTCGAAAGCATGGTTTATGCAGATGCTTAGTAAGGTCGATCGGATGTTGAGTATTGAGGATAAAGAGGTGTTTTGATGAATGCAAAAGCCAAACTAGAGCCGGTCACATTCGTCATTGATTCTTTTGAAGGTGTAGGTCGAGTAATCGCTTACATGCATCGACATCATGCAAATGCTTGTGCGGATGGTAAGCCACTTGTTGTTTATATCGAGCAAGAAAGTCGAGAGCGCAGCAAGCAACAAAACAAACTCTATTGGCGATGGTTGTCACAATGGGCAAAGCGTCAAGGTACAGATAAAGATTCAGAGCATCTTTTCTTTAAGAAGCAATTCCTGTCACGTATCTATGATCGTGATGATGTTGGACAATACAAACAGACATTTGCAGCAGTTAGAGTTTTAAGAGATCAGAGGCATCCGCAATACCAGGCTGTGGCTGATGGTCTGATTGAGTTGATTAGCACAACAGATGCATCGGTAGATCAATTCACAGAATACTTAAACGACATACATTCATTTTGCTTAAAACATGGGTGTTATTTAAATACGCCTGATGACTTGATGTATGTGTGGGAAATGAAGCAATGAGCAGTAAAACAAAATTTGATATTGATTGGATGGGGTGGCTTGTTTTTCTAGCTTTAATCTCAAGCACTGCTGCAGTGATTAAATTAGCATTTTATGGGTGATAAATATGGCGAACCTAACGCCTAAACAGCAAAGGTTTGTCGAAGAATATCTGATAGACCTGAATGCTACGCAAGCCGCTATTCGTGCAGGTTATAGCGAGAAGACAGCAAAGTCTATTGGCCAAGAAAACCTGACCAAACCTGACATTCAAAAAGCCATTCAAGAAGCGCAAAACAAATTGTCTGAACGCACTGGGATTACCCAGGATTATGTATTGAGCAATATTCAAAAGGTTGTTGAGCGATGCATGCAGCAAGAAGCCGTAAGAGCTAGAGATGGCTCACCGCTTTTAGTTGAAGGCCCTGAAGGCGATTTGGCTTGCTTGTTTGAGTTTAAGGAAACAGGGGCACTAAAAGGCCTTGAGTTACTTGGCAAGCATCTCGGTATGTTTAAAGACAAGATTGAGCATTCTGGACCGAACGGTGGTCCAATCGATTTAAATTTAAGGGTGGTATTTGAAGATGAGGGAGAAGCGAGTACCGAGTAAGTTCAAGCCACTCTATAAGCATCAACAAAACAACAAACTGTTCTATGTTTACCATGGTGGCCGTGGTGGTGGTAAATCTTGGGAAATTGCAGACTATCTGCTGATTGAAGGCGCAAAACAAAAGCACCGCATTCTTTGCTGCCGTGAAGTCCAGAAATCAATTAAGCAGTCTGTGCACAAGTTGCTATCAGATCGAATATCAGCCCTAGGTCTCGGTATGTTCTATGAAATACTGGATACAGAGATTCGCGGAATCAATGGCACTGAGTTTTCCTTTGCTGGCTTACTTAGTCATACAGTTGAATCAGTTAAATCCTTTGAAGGTGCAACAATCACCTGGATTGAAGAAGCTCAAACGGTTAGTTCGTTTTCATTATCTATTTTAATTCCTACAGTGGTTCGTACATCAAAACCCATGGTTATCATGTCGATGAACCCAAAGCTTCCAAGTGATGCGGTCTATTCTGAGTATGTGCTAACTGGGCGTGACGATACGATCGTGGTGCAGATTAATTATACCGACAATAAAGAGTGTCCACCCGAATTGACAGCACTGGCTGAGCAAATGATGCGTGATGATTACGATCAGTATGAGCATATTTGGCTAGGCAAACCAAAAGAGATTGCAGATGGTGCAATTTATAAATCAGAGTTTGAGCAAATCAAGCGTGAAAATCGCATCTGCAAAGTTCCGCATGATCCAAATTTGCCAGTTTATACCGGCTGGGATTTGGGGATTTTAGACTCTACTGCTATTTGGTTTTGTCAGATCTATGGCAAAGAGAAACGCATCATTGATTACCATGAAGCATCAGACGAACCACTTGCTTACTATGCTCGAATACTTGATGAGAAGGCTCAAAAGTACGGTTATCGGTATGAAAAGAACTTCGCACCCCATGACATTGCGGCACGTGACCTGTCCAGTGGTGTGAGTCGTGAGCAGACCATGGCCAAGCTCGGTTATCGAATGACAAAAGGTGCTCGACTAGGACCAGAAGATCGTATCGAAGCAACACGTCAGTTTTTAAGAGACTGTTGGTTTGATTCCGAGAAGTGTAAGCACGGTATTCGAGCGCTACAAAACTATCGTCGTGAATTTAATGACAAGCTAGATCAATTTAAAGCACACCCTGTTCACGACTGGGCCTCTCATGGCTCAGATGCTTTCGGTGAGTTGGCTTTAAATATCAACAAAATGCATGAAGCAACCAAACCCAAAGCAATACCACTAACAAGTCGATCAGGATGGATGGTGTAATGTCTGAGAAAGAAAAAGAATCCATCTTGGATGAAGTTAAGAATAATCTTAAATATGCTGAAGATGAGTGGAAAGACAACTACGAACGCGGCATTAAAGATAAAGAGTTTGTGACTGTTAAAGGCGCTCAATGGGATAAAGGTTCTGTTGAGAAGCGCACAGAAGAAGGCAGACCAAGTTTTGAGATCAACCTGCTTCGCGCTTATTGTAATCAGCAGGAGAATACTCAGCGTCAAAACCGACCACAAGCCAAAGTTGTTCCAGTTGATAATGGCGCAGATCCTGAAATAGCAAAACTCCTTGAAGGTTTGATCAAAGATACCGAGGAAGCTTCAGACTTTGAATCCGCATGTGATACTGCGGTGTCTAATGCTATTTTCAGCGGTATTGGCTTTGTTCGTATCGTGACTGATTACGTGAGTGAGGATTCTTTCAATCAAGAGCCGCGCTTCATGGCTGTTCACAACCCACAAGCCGTTTATATTGATCCGCAAAGCAAGGCTTATGATGGCTCTGATATGAATTGGGCTATCGTGGGTGAGTGGGTCGAGAAAGACGCCATCACCAAGCAATACGGCAAGGATTCAATTGCTGATGTGGATATGGAGCAATACTCAGACTGGTGCAATGACAAAGATAATCTTGTTCGTATCGTTGAGTACTTCAAGAAAGAAGAAGTGCCAGACACACTCTGGATGCTTAACGATGGAACCATTGATTTCAAGTCTAAAATTCTTAAAGATTTTGATGTAACTGAAGAAGATTTACGCGCTGAAGGCTTGATTGAAAATGAGCGTGAAACGACTCGCACAGCAATCAAGTGGTACAAAGTTTCAGGCAATAAGGTTTTAGATGAGACAGAGTTCCCTGGCAAATATATTCCAATCGTTCCTGTTTATGGTGGTGTGACATTTATTGAAGAAGAACGTTATATCTTCTCATTGATTCATTTTGCCAAGGACCCACAACGTCTATACAACTACTGGAAATCTACCGAAGCGGAAGTATTACAACAAACGCAGAAATACCAGGATAAACCTGTGGTGTCTGCAGAAGGTGTGAAAGGGTTTGAGGATCAGTGGCAAAACCCCGATAAATATGCAGCGCTTTACTACAATCAAGTCTCTGACAATGGCGAGATTCAACAATCACCATATCGAATGAGTCCAGCTCAACCACCAATCGGAATCCTTGGTGCTGCTGAAAGCTCTAAGCAGTCGATTACAGACATTTTGAATATGCATGCACCTATGATGGGTGGAGATAGTCAGGAAGTGTCAGGTGTGGCAATTGGTATGCGTCAGCGTCAGTCTGAAACAGCACAGTTCAACTTCCAAGACAATACAAACAAGATGGTTCGCCATTGTGCACGTATTTTGATTGGACTTTATCAGGCGCTTTATACGGTGCCGATGATGCGTCGAATTATTGGTGTTGATGGTGAGGCTCAGACGGTCAATCTGTTTGATCAGACTGCTGAAGGTGTAATCGCTGATGTAACTGTGGGTCGCTACGACGTTCGCATGGATACTGGTCCAAGCTACAACACCCAACGCGAACAGAACTTCCAGATGATTATGCAATTGTTGAGCATGAACCCTCAATTGTTCGCAATCATTGGTGATATTTTGCTTCAGAACTCACCATTGCTGAATGCTAAGGAAATTGCTGAGCGTATTAAGAAAACCATGCCACCTAATTTATTGGGTGAAGAAGGCGATCTTAATCCGGAACAGGCTAAAGCGCAGATTCAGCAAATGGATCAACTTGTGCAGAAAATGACAGCTGATTTAGAGAAACTTCAAAAACTTGTTGATGATAAGGAGATGGATCGTCAGCTTGAAACATTCAAAGCTGAGCTTGAAAAAGAGAAAGCTATTCAGGTTGCTAAAATCAATGCTTCGAGTCGTGCTGATCAAGAGGAAATTAAGGGTCTTGTCACACTTCTTAAAGAAAAGATTGCACTTGCAAACGCACCACCTCAATGGATTCAGCAGGGTGAAGGTGTGGAGAATTACGCACCATCACCACAAAACAATTTACCTTCGCAGCCTATGGAATATGAGCAGCCCATAGTGCCAGCGCAAGACATTGAAAGCCCTCCTAGTGAGGGTTTTTTAATGCCTGATGAAAATGCTCAAAACTTCGCTCTCGAACCTGATCAGTTTGAGGAAAGCGCAATGATCAATGAACAAGTTTTACCAGTGGAGCAGCAAGATGGACCCCAATTCTGATACTCAAGACAACGTAGATACCACCGCTACGGAAAATACAGGTGATGAACGTCAAGAGCATGAAGGTCACGAAGGTGGTGAAGGGCAACCAACACCAGGTGAACAACCTGAAGGTGAGAATGGACAAGAGCCTGATCTACCTAAGGAAGAACCAAAGCCTAAGAATCGAACCCAAAAACGAATTGAGGAGTTAGCACGTGAAAATGCTGAGTTGCGTCAATTCAAGCTTGAGCAAGAGTCTAAGCAGAACAAACCTTCAGTCAGTCAGGATGAGCCAAAACTCGAAGCGTTTGAAGACTATAACGAGTGGCAAAAGGAACATCG